TTTCACATTCGCCAAGTTCTGGCAGATAAACACTTTCCACCGATATTGTGTACTTTGAATAGTCCATAGCAACTGAAACGCCCCGACTTTGCTTATAGTGGAAAACAGCATTGTCGAGGCGCACCCCTTGCGTTATTTTGTTTCCATTGCATTGCCGTTTCCACTCAACAACACAAGGTGCAATCTCTTGACTGCATACACATATTAACACTTTGCAAAAGGTTTGTCAATGATTATTTTGATATTTCTCATAAAAGTTTATCAACGGCTTTTTGCGTTCTTCAAGTTCTTGTTGACGGCTGTCGTGTTCTTGCCAAGTGTGTATCACATATTCAAGGTCTTTTTCGCTCATAGCAAGTGCATATCCCTTGTTGTCGGAAGTCGATATTATCGGCACTCTTTTTGATAGAGTGGATATAACATCTCTTACTGTGCGCTCGTTCTTAATCCCCAAACGCTCACCAAGTTGCTCTTTTGTCCAAAATCCACCTTGTTTCAAAAGAAGATACATTGCATTAGCTCGTTCTTTCATTCCGTCAGTTATCGGTTTTTGCGGTTTCATTGCTATTCTCCTTGTCCATAAAGTATTTTATCAACTCATCAGAAGATATATTGTCTTTATCGTAAGCATTGCTTCTTTTATGCCCCAATATTTTCTCTAAACTTTCTTCTTTGTCATAACCATTTTTGATATTTTCTTCGTGTTGTTCTGCGAGTTTGTCAATGTACTCTGTATCTATTTTTGTGACTTGATATTCCAAAGTAATACCAATTTCGGCAAGTTTTTTTTTCATAGGCTCAACCATAGCCGCAACCGTCATTCTTGCCAACGCTTCCTTAAACATCTTTTCAATAAAGTCCATATTGTTATACTCCCTTTAATAGTTTTATTATTGTTTCGCCAGTGTGCTTTTTATCGCAGTAAACGAATTGCACACCGTACATCATCGTAAGGCGGTGCATTTTGTCTAACATTTTGCGACCGTCAATTTTTCCGTGTGGGTTTTTCCACTTTGCTATATCATATATGCTATCGAATTGTTCTTCAATAAGTACATATAACTTTATGCCTTGTTCATAAGATTTACGATATTTTTTATTGAGTGCTTGTTCGTCTTTTGTCAAATCAGTTGCGCACTCTACCATATCTTGCTTTGTATCTACCGAAACACTACCAATAGGCACTACCACATCTCCTTGCCGTTCTCCGAGCATATAGTCACCTACTACGAGCGTCAAAGGATATATTTCAATCCCTTGACAGTCGCAGTATTTATGGACATTATTGTGTTTGCCTTTTTGTTGGCGTGTATCTTCGATGAGTATCATACATCAAGGAACGGCAAATCTTCTTCAATATCGGTTGTTATCGTCTTTCCGTCAGGCAAAACAAGTTCATAGTCAAACACTACAAAACTTATATACTCCTTTCCTGTTTCTCTGTCATAGGAGTTTGATACGCCACAACTTGTAATGCGTATTTTTTGGTTTTCTTGTGGGCGTTGACGAAAAGCCTTGCCGACAAACCTTGCTATACCCCTAAAATCATTTTCATATTTGCCTGTTGCGTTATTCTTCTTCGATGTGCTTATTTGGCACAACGCATAATTATTTTTTTCTTGCACTTTCCATATCTTTGCCACTGCATTAGTAGAAAACATTATTCAATCACCTCACCATTTATTTCTTCATCAAGCATATCGACTACGCTTGCTTTTTGATTATCAATCTTTTGTGTGCCATAAACATCTTCGACTTCTTCTTTCGTCAAGAAACCCATTGCAATGCTCGCACATTCAGTTCGCATAAAAAACGCACTCGCTCTGTACTTTAACATCAAATCAGGTAGAGTACGCCATTTACTACCGTCTTTATCGTACCAACCCTCTTTCTTTGCCATACCGATTGTGACGGGTGTGCCTTTTACAACATCTCCGTCATTGTCGATTGCTTCAAGATAGACACCGTAATCGTCTGTCCCCTCTTTGCCTACATAGACATATCTCGTCTTTTGGTATCTTCCACAACCGTCAATCATTGCTTTGCAAGCACTTCCTTTCCAAGTGAAGTTCCCTCTAACAATTTGAGAGTTTTGCATTACAATCGCAGGTGACATTCCAAGTCTATTTGAAATATCAATAGCAATAAGGCAATCGGCAGGTTTATTCCTATAAGACTGTGGTATGATTTCGCTCTTTGACAGAACATTTGCCATTTGCAGACTTTGATTGTAAAGTTTAGCGTTATTCCACATCGTCGGTGCGTTTGGTTGTTGCTTTGGCTCTTTTACGGCAAGCACCTTTGTTTCATCTTTGTTTTGTTCTTCCATAATATTATTCTCCTAAATCTTTTATTAAATATTCGGGCAAAGACAAGTCATTCGGTATATTCTCTGCGCCCATATATCCATACCAATTTCCGCTTTCACGGCAGTATTTGAGTGTGCCAATATACTCTCTAAAAAGGTTTTCTCCCCTTTGCAACACATATTGATTTGCTCGTACAATGTTTACAAAATACGGTGCGGTTTTTGTCACGAAGATAAAGAAAAACTCAATGTTCTCAACCGGCACTTTCAAGTTCTCCGATACACCTTTGCTATACATATACGCTTGTAGGTCATAACCATATTGCACAACATCTTTTTCGATTGAACGCATATCTGCACTTCGGCAAGACTTCAAGTCTGTTATCACAATGCGGTCTTTGAGTTCCCTAAACGCGTCAGGACGGCACTTGCACTCTATCTCGGTGAAGTTATCAACCCAATACATTGACTGCTCGTGTTGCCCTTTTAGCAAAGCCATAGCGTACTTCTCCTTTGCAATGCTATCTCTCATTTCGCAAATAGTGTTGTAATCTTCAATAGTTATCACTTGTTTCCCGCTTTCACTACACTCATCGACAAAACTATTATACATTGCTTTCCCCGCACTTGTTCTTCTATCGCATAGTGGTGCGACACCGAACTCTTTGTCAAAATCGTCAGGTTCAAGAACGAGTTTGTGGAACGCACTACCAAAAATCAAATCGTTTGTGGGTGGTTGCGGATTGTCAAGACACCACTTATAATATTGTGGATTTACTGCCATTTTTACAAGCGAAGATTTTGATACGGCTTCATTGCTATGATATTCTTTGTTGCTCTCTTGTTTCAACATAGTTGTCCTCGCATTTGCGGACTACTGCAAGACAATATCCGCATTGATTTAGCACTGCGTTCACATTTGACAATAAAGCGTCATTTGCGCACTCTCTATCCCAATATCGAATTGTTCCCGCATTAACACCGCTTTTTTTAGCAATAGTGCTAATCTTCATATTGCTTTCTTTTACTATTTTGTTAGTCAGTTCGATTATGCTCATTCTTCACTCCTATAACCGCAACAATCGCAAACCAATCGCATACCTTTTATAGTGACATAGGTATCTCCATAAGGCACACGAGTGTCGAGATTGCTATCGTGTTCATAAGTAAGTTCATTCCCACAAACAGGGCAAATCTCATTTTCGACAAGTTCTTCTTCCAACCTATCGGCTTCCTTGCTTATCGTTGCAATGACTTCGTTTGGGTGTTCTTTGATTTCGTTGATAAATCCACGCAATGTTTCAAGGTTTTCAAAAGATACATCTTGACTGAAAACATCAACCACAACATCGGTGTTTGGCACACTCACCTTGTCTTGTTGCTTGTCGTCTTTAATGATTGTCTTAAAAATGTTCTCAAAAATAGGGTGCAATTCGTTGCTCATTTTTTATCCCCCTTTTCTTCGGCTATTACTGTGCAAACGAGTTCTTTTTCGCCATAATATGCTTCCATTCCTTGCAGTTGCATAAGTATAGTCTTAATTGTACCAGTTATTGTCAATACCATAATTCACTCCTTAAAAATTATTTTTCTTGGTCTGCCACACTTCTTGTAAAACTGCTTGCGGTTTCGCACTTCTTCTTCGGTTGGGTATCTCCATTCAGTTCCACCCTCCAATTCGTGTATTCGCATTGCCACATTCATTACTGTTTGTCGGCTCACACCACACTTAATTGCAAGTTCTTCAATCTTGTTCATTTGCCACCTCCTGTGTTAGATTATCTTAATTTTAATGCAATGTTGAATATTTGTCAAGGGTTTTCAAGATATTTGCAAAATATTTTTGGGGCAACGAAAAACCGCCCTACCAAAGTGATGACGAGAGCGGTTTCGTGTTGTGAGTTCACGGCAAGATTGATAACTCGCTATTCACAACGGGGGTAGATAATCAACAACATATAATTATCACAACCATAGTTTATAATATATGTAAGTAAAAGTCAATAGTTATTTTTATTTGTGTTTTTTGAAAGGTGTTCTTCCAAAAACATATCCATTTGATAAATATTGTTCTATTTTATCAATATGTACGAAATGTGAAACACCATCTTTATTCATCCATCTTGCCCCTGTTTGTGACTTGGCTATTTTGTCCTTATGAGCGTTTGAAATATTTTTTCCTTTCAAGTGTGACGGTTTACCCTTTCGCATTTTGCTTAAAAGTTTTTTTGTTTCTTCGGAGTGTTTCTTACCGAGCCAATAATGAGAATGATTTTCTCGCATTTTTTGTTTTGTTTCTTCTGATACTATATGCGTTCTACCTATTTTTGAAAGGCTTATTATTTGTTTTGTTTCTTCTGCCATATTTTTTGTCAACATTCCACCACTTTCTATATTATACCCTGTCATACGGCAATTAGATTTAAGAATTGAAATATGTTTTTTTTCAAGAAAATCTAATAGTTCTCTTGAACAATTATCACCATATATCCGTTCTAATATAACAAACTCAAAGTTTTCTAATCCATAGACATTAACATCTTGTTGTAAATATTTATTGCGATGTCTATTATTTTTTAGGTCACTCTTATGTTGAGATAACCGAACATATGTGTTCATAGATTGACCTACATAAGAGCGACCTGTTATAGTGTTTTTTATTGCATATATTCCAATTACTTTTTCCATATAATCAGAATACACCATATTATAGTTTTTGTCAACAAACTACATAAAAATAATATTTAAGTGCTTTATTTTTTTTGACATCCTTATCGTTAAGCCAATCGATAGCAAGATTTATATATGTTTGTGTATCAAACTTCGAGTTATAATAATCGGATGCCGTCATATTCATTATCGCATAGAAGTCACTTGCTTCTTGTTGCGGTGCATATTGCTTGCGCACTTCTTCCGTTTGCTCCCAAGTCCAATGACCGCCGTGTGAGCCGTCTTTATTTTGCATTTCCATACACCACTTTTCCGCAAGTTCTTTGCCCAAGTGACCGTCATACGCGATTTTGTGTATTTTGTATGCAATATGGTTATACTCGTGTTCATCTTCTTCTTTGAGTTCTTCAAGAAGTTCAATCATTATACATTCAAGTTTTTCCATTGCCTCTCGTTCGCCACGCTCGATTATGCGCTTTATATCGTGCTTAATCATTTTTTATTCTCCTTTAACAGTTTTATTATTTCTTCGTTTTGTTGAATTATGGTCGATAGCATAGAGTTCTGAACATTTTGTAGTTCGTCCATAACACCGTCAACTTGCTTTTTGTTGAGTTCAAGGTTTTGCAAGCCTACAACAAATGAAAGTATTGTTAGTATGTCTAAAAAATCAAGATTGTCCATACTACCGACCTGTTCTTACAACTTAATCACAGAAACTGCGACATTCGAGAGTGTGATTGCAACGCCACTATTCACGAGCGTAAGAGTATCAATCAACTGTTGGCAATTGTATGTTCTCACAATCGCAGAAAACGACAAGCTACGCACTTCCGTTGTTGCAGTTGTGACCGTTGTGCTTGCAGTTGCGCCGGTGACCGCAGTCCCATTTTGTTGGAGTGCAATTGTTGCAACACCTGCTACGGGGGTAGTAAAAGTTGCGGTGACATTCACGAGATAATAGTTAGAGCCACAATCACTTATTGCAATGCTACTACCTGCTTGTGAAATATCACAACCGCGCCTACGCACTACCGTATTAAGCGGAATTGTACCACCAGCCAAAACCGAAGTCGAAGTTGTAGTTGCTACGCTAATCAAAGATTTACAAGACATTGTTTTTTCTCCTTTTTTATATATTTTTATGGGGCAGAGAATATGCCCTGCCCCACTATCTAAACGGCTAACAGAGCCTTAATTTAGTTTGTGCGTTGCCAATCAGATTTGACCGCAACACTGTTGATAACCACAACCACAGAACGGATTTGCATTGTAAGCGTAGGTCATCGAAGTCGGGTATCTGACTACGCCACAAACGGCTCTTTCAAGTTCAAGTTGTTGTATTCTTCCTTGCAAACTTGAAATCTTATCTTCCGAAAGCTTGTCAAGCACTTTTTGGATTTGTGCAGTTGTGTTAGCATTGATTGCAGCGGTGTTGATTGCTCCGTTGTAGTTCACGCTATCAATTGCTCTCTGCGTGGTGCAGCAACATTGTGCAATTTGAGAGTTCGTATTGCCGAATTGTTGTGCAACTTCATAACCGAGTTGGCAAAGACCGCCATAAACTGCGTCCGCTTTTTGTTCAATGCGATTGCCGTTGTTCATAACTTGGCTTTCAAGGCGAGTAAAGCTTGCACTATTGTTCAAATCTTCAACCGTCGCACATCTTCCATCGACTCCTCTACCGTAGCCGTAGCCACCGAAACCACCCATTCCGAACAAAATGAGTAGAGCAAAGAGCCAAATCGCAGAGTCGCCTCCAAACATACCGTCACCATAACCGTAAGCTGGGTTCATATTCATTACAGGTTGAATACCAGTTCCTTCCATTTGTTTCTTCTCCTTTATATATTTTTATTTATACATATCGGCATTGCGCACCTACCGAGTTGTATTTAGCGTTTGAGTTCGTTTATTATTGCGTTTCCGTCTATTCCGTTTTGCTTGCACAAGTTTTCAAATACAGTCTTTGGGTTTTGTCCCTTGCACATTCGCATAATTTGTTGCATTTGTGGGTTGCTCTGCAAGATTGCCATAGGGTTTCCTTGTGCCATTTGCATAATGCCCTTGACTTGCCGTATTTGTTGCATAAGTTGCGGTGGAAGTCCGCCACCACTAATATTTGAGCCATTTCCGAGTATGTTCATTTTTTAGCCTCCAATCCTATAAAACTTCTCAATATTTCAAGTTCGGTTTCGAGTTCCACAACCCTTTCCCTTAACCGCTTGTTTTCAGCAAGCACACGCTTATATGCTAACTGTTGGCTTGGTTTGAGTTGTTCCTGTTGGTTGTTGTGTTCCTGTTCCATATTGCACACTCCTGCTTGTTAGTTTTGTTATTCTTTCGTTCAATGCCTTAATTTCGCCTTGTAGTGCCTCAAACTCGTTTCTTGGCACATAGTTCGACAAATCTATCGACTGTTGCGCTACCGTTGCCGTATCGGCATTACACGCGGTTATTTCGTATGCCTTGACTTCAAACTGTCCATTTGCGTCAACTTTCTTTTGGTATAGTATTGATTTTTCATTATCCAAAAAGATATATTCACTGTTAGGTGGCAAACGATAAAGTTTTACATCTTCTATACCACTTACATAAGTTTTGTTCGTATTTACTGTCGGTTGTGCTTGTTGCATTGTTTGTTGATACGGGTTTGTGTACATTGGGTAGCCGTAAGGTTGAGTTGCGGTTGGCATTGAGTTTATGCCGAAGTTCCCATATTGATAGTTATTCATTGATTGCCTCCAAAATTAAAAATATATGTTCATCGTCATCAAGCACTTCAATGTGCCTGTCGGACGGCTCAACTTGTATAAGTCCTAATTCTTCGTAGATTTCCATAAAAGCACCACCTTATGCGTTTTCTCCGATTTGAGCGTAAAATAAAAAAGCGTAGAATACAATCTACACTTTATCTACAAATACGAGAAAAGCCACCGCTATTGGTGACTTAACTCGGGTTTTACTTTAAGGAGGTTTGGAATTACCGTATTTATGATAGCATAGTGATTATTATTTGTCAATGGTGTTTTTTATATCAATGGCTAAAAGTTTCTTTTTATATCTCCACCTATCTTGTTTGATTGTTTGCGGTTCAACATAGTATTTGTCGGCTAAATCTACAACCGAAGTATCACTCCGCAAAATATCCCATACATATTCCACTCGGTCACGGCGCACTTTCTTTGACAAGCAATATGCAGTAAACTCGTCTTTGTTGCAATCATAAAGTGAAAACTCACGGCTTTGACTTTCCTTTTCAAGTCTTGTGATTTTCTTTTGTCGGTCAATAAACTCTTGTGCTAACCACGAAAGAAAGGCAATTAAAAAGCCTATGAAAACACTACTAAAAAGCACCAAACTCAACGGCAATATTCTCGGTATTGCTAAATAGCCTATACTCAAAGTCAAAAATGTACACCTCATTGTTGTGCTTGCGTGATAGGTTTTCTCGAACTTATAGCGGAGAGCGAATAGTGCGACAATTTGAAAACACGCCTCAATGTATTTGTCCGTAAAATAGGCAATAGGGAATAATAAGAGTGCCACTATTAAAAGTTGTGGTATTCCACGAATATAAAGTTTACCCTGCACCGATAACCAATGCAGGGCGTACTTTAATACGATTTTACTTCTTGTTTGAAGTTTCAGAGCGCAATTTTTCAAGTTCTTCTCTCTTTGCTTGCAATTTAGCACGCTTTTTATCGTCTTGACACTCTGCAATTTGCTTGTCAAGCCCTTCGATTTCGCTCTCAATTTGTTTGCCCATTTTGCCCCAAAGCGGTGGCATTAGATTTCCCATAAACTTTTTCTCCTTATATAGATTTGAATATAGGTAGTATAGCAATAGCCATACATACGCGTCGATACACATTATCAGTCCGTTTAGACTATTATAATAAATGCTATTAAGTGGCTCACTTCTAATAAATCCCAATAAGATTTGCCCTATAAAGTGAGTTGCGAATATAATCACGAATGTACGATAATCTCCCTTTAATGCGAACGGATAAATTATCATTATGAGCATATTTATAATTAGTGCATAATCAGGAAGATAATACTTTATTGTGTTCGTTATCGCAATTATTACGCACAAGACGATATATTGTTTCCAAGACAAGTGCCATTTCTTTATACAAGCGCATAGATAGAAGTGATATGTTAGCAGTGTAGTAAAGCCATATAAGATTTGTTGCAACCAAATATGACTGTCTATAAACTGCCCTGCGCTTATCACACGCTCATTATTGACAACGATGACGAACTTGTCCGCCAACTGCGGGACGAGCTTTAATATTGCATAGGCTACTAAAAACACCCAACACAATATTATCATAGTTCTCAATACTCGCTTATTCATTTTCACCTGCTTATAAAAATCCCACTAACAACTCTGCCTTATACTTTGTCATTAGTGGGATTGTGGGGGTTATATATTATTGAGCTTTATAATCTCGTTGCCACTCAATAAACGAGCCTGTATATCCGTTGTTTGCGACTGCCGACCGATATTCCGCTTTTTCTCTTTCGAGTTCTTGTTTTTCGAGTTCGGCTTTTCGTGCTTCTTCTTGCTTTTTTTCTTCTTCTTGACGTTCGGCTATGTATTCATCAAGAGAGCCGTCAAACACACCATTGACAATCGCATTTCTCCACGCTTCACGATATTTCGCTTGTGCCATTTCAAGCTCGGCTTTCTCTGCTTCTTCTTGTGCCTTTTGTTCGGCTTCGTATTCTTGCTCTACTTTATCAAGAGCTTCAACTGCTTTACCAAAGCCAAGTTTATTTGCAACAAGTCGGAGTGCCTTTTTAGCAGGGCTTTCAAAACCTGCACCATTCACACCGAGAGCAATAAACACAAATAGCACCAAACATACAACAACGCCGATTACGATTACCGCCCAAAGTGGAAGTTGAACATTACCCCAATACATTCCACCTGCCGTGACCGCACCACCAGCAACAGAAGCAACCAACCCGCCAATGATACCCAAAATAGACTTCGGGTTATTTTTCAAAAAGGTCAAAAACTTGTTTTCTTTTACTTTTTCCTTACACATATTTATAAACCTCAATATTTTATTTATCTTATCGTTTCCCGCTTTATAGGTTAGTTTCTTGACAACAGGTTTCAGTGCGATTGTAATGCCTTTTGTAATGCCTTTCGCAGTGACTTTTACTGTTTGCGTTAATACTACTACCAATAAAAACGATACGGCTTTTGCAATGACGGTTGTTATAGTGTAGGCGATTGCTTCTTCTATGAGTTCTTCTATGATTTCGTAAGTTAGGAGTAGTCCAAATCCCTTACAAAATGCTTTTAGCCAAGAACTAAAACTCCCTTTATTGTTTTGTCCTTTATACGAGCGGGTGTTCCACGATTTCGTCACTTGCAACTTCGGCAACTGCGACTTGTTCAACAACTTGCTCATCGTGTGCCTCCGCTACTTCTTCTACCTTGTCAACAATGCCAAGTCTTGATTTCAATTCATCACGATATGCAACCACTTGTGCAATGTTTTCATCGGTATATTCCGCAACTTGTGCTTGTGCCTTTTCAAATGCAACTCTTGCTTCTTCAAGTGCAACAAGAGCATTATCTTTGCCTGAAAGCCACTCGTCACACTCATTGAGTTTATCTCGCATAAGTTTTTCGATGTCAACAATCTGCATTTTCGTATCTCCTATACTTTATTGCTTTAACTTTCCTACTTTCGCATTAGCGTGGCAAGGACATTCCATTTTATATGATTTTCAAGCCACCAAGTGTTCCGAGAACGACTGCGCTTGCGATAACGAGTGCGAATATAACCCACACTGTGACTTTAATTCTCGGTCTTGTACGCTCGTCTGCTCGTTCGTATCTGCAAATAATGCCGTCAATTCCGTCAATCAACATTCTAACAAAACCGCAAGGCACTTTGATTGCCAACACGAATACAAGATAGAACGGTGTCAAAATCGAAACAACAATTTTTTGCAACCACTTCGGCAAGTGCGAGTTGATGTTGAAAGTGTCGAATAAGACTTTGTATGTGTCCCATTCTGCTTTTTGGATTTCGGTTTCGGCTTCGATTGACTGTTTCTTCGCTTGCTTAACTTTCGTGTATTGTTTGTCAATGAGTTCGCTTTGCTTTGCGCTTGCAAGAGCGTCAACAGTGCCTTTATCTTCGACTGCCTTTGCCGTTGCCATTGCACCGACAACATCTTCCGCTTGTTCTTCGTAGGTCTTATCGGTATTGAGTTTGAAGTGAACATCTTTAAGCGTCACATCGGCAATAGACTTTTCGGTTGTGTTCGCAACCTGAACAGCCTTTTCTTGCTCTTGCTCCTGCTCTTTTTCAAGTTCATCAAAATTAGTCAACTCAATCATACTTCTACCTACGCTAACAATATAAACCCCTTTTTAACAAATGTCAATATTTTATGACAAAATTGTTTGATTATTTTTTATTTGGCTTCATCTTCTTCTTTATAAACTTCAATCCCAGTCAAATCTTCCGTGAATTGATAGTAGTTCGCTCTCAATCCGAGATATTCATCGACAGTAAGCATAACAGTTCCGCTCAAATCTTCAAGTGGATATGTTATAAAATTGTGCTTGTCTATCGGCTTAACATAAAAATGCTCGTGTTCGTCATCAAATGTAAGTCTATTTTGTTCAGCAAGTCTTAAAAAATCTATTTGCATTTATTTACTCCTTGTTAGTAGTATTGTTTTACTTCTGTAAGAGTAAGTGAAGCACCAGCCATTACGCTTGCGCCAGTTGCTTTGGAGCAACTACCTGTCACAACGGCATTTGGGGTGCTTGCGTTTCGTTGAATACTTATCGATACGCCTACTAAATAATTTCCTACATAACCGCTTTTTTCATGCAATAAATTGCTTACTCCGTCCGACAACTCTAAATCTGTTATAGTCGCAGTAGTTTCAGATTGCACGCCATTATTATAACAAGACGCAGTGCCAGTTATCTTTGTAGGCAAACTCCAATCAATGCCTGTCGGTGTACCGTTTGCAAGTGTTTTAGTTTTTGTGCCTGACGCCGTTGTTTTCCACATAAAAGAACCAGCAGTTTGACTTCCAGTCCAGACTGTTTGCCAACTCGCAGCGGTTGTAGTTGTGCATTTTACCGTGACCGCACCTGTGACAGTTATAGTTTTTGTCACCGAACTTGTTTGACCGCTCCCGTATTCAGTTCCGTTTATCGTGAAAGATGTTAGTTTATATCCGCTATCTGGTGTCACTGTTATATCTAAAACATCGCCATAATATATTTTATTCCCACTTCCCAATGCGCCAGTGCTTGCGTGTTGGTTAGGAGAAGATGTGCGTTTTATTGTCATTGATGAGTTAGTGCCAATCGACAATGTTAGCGAAAACGGTTTTCCCCAAACAGCAGTTGTCCCGCACTTTAAGACGGTTAAACTCGTAGTAGTACCGTCTTTAACAACATTTATTTCGGTAGGTGATACAGCATTTACTTTTAGTGCCATATTGTCGTTCTCCTTATGGTAGCGTTATAGTCAACGTCGTTCCTGAAAGCGAATAGGTCGGCATAGATTTCCATTGCGGTGTCGCACCTGCGCCTTGCGAAGTGAGGACTTGACCAGAAGTGCCTGCATCTCCCTCAATCATAAAGGGGACACCGCCCAAGCCATCAACATCTAAATTAAACCCATTGTTATCAAGTGTCATAAAAGAATTTGTATCTTTATCTTCTATGCCAAGAGTGCCATTAAACCAGCATTGTCCGTTATCAAACTGTTGGTTGCCTGTAAAAGTATTCCCTCCGCTCAAATTCGCCTTACCGCTTATGTCAGGTATATCGCTTGTTTTTGCATAACCTTGCGCTTCTACCCACGCTTTAACTATATCACCACGAGGCACTGCATACTGATACATATTGTTCCCATAATTAGTACCAATTTCGCCTGCTTGCAATATCAACATTCGTCCAGTATTGTAAGTGTTTGTACCGTCGTAGTTTATGTATAGATTATCTTTTGAACAAGCACCTTTGCTATCAGGTGTTGATACGCCACATATACCTCTTGTCACCAATCCAGCGTTTGCAGCAGTTCCAGAAAATATAATACCGTTTGGAGCGACAAGTTGATTGCCACCAAGCGTAGTCGTTGACTTTGTAGTTCCTAAAACGCTTACGCCTGTATTTTCGGTTTTGCTTAACTTCCCGCTTACATCTGGTATCGTAGGCGTGCCGTCAATGGAAGAATATGGGATTTTTATTTCTTCCAAAGTCCCCGCACTATCTGTTTTCCTATAAGGCTTATAAGTTGCCATTATTATACTCCAATATAAAAGTTATACAAGTTGCCAGAATGTTCCGTTTACCGCAAGACTCGCACTCGGTGTGGTTTGACCACTCGTGCCGTACTCTTGCATTTGACCGCCAGCAGTTGCTCTACCTTTTGCGTCAACAGTAAGTGCCGAATATGTACCAGCAGTGACACCAGTTGTTTTCGTTTGAATATAGCCAGTTGTGTCAAGTTGAAAGTCAGCGCTATTAAAGCGGAGTGACTTTGCTTCGCTACCGTCATAGACAACCGAAGTTGCATCCAAACCAAGTTGACCGTTTATTGTAAGTGCATTCGCAACCTTGTTTGCAGTTGTCGCAGTCGTTGCGCTGTTTGCGCTCGTTGCGTGAGTTGCTTCCTTAACTGTTGTGCCGTTGCTTTCAAATATGCTTGAAATTGCCTTACCGTTTATGTTTGTAGTGACATTGGTTGCCTTTCCTGCTTCTGTTGTGCCGTTTGTAATGTTAGTAATCGAAGTCGCATTTGTGTTCGCTTTTGACAAGGCACTATCCGCAGTTGATTTCACTTCATTGATAGCACCTACAACGGTTTTTGATGCCGTATTAAGACTATTATCGTTTCTGGTTTGATAAGGATTTAAGTCAACTTTTTGCGTTTCAAGTTTGCGGAAAACATAATAGCCGACAGTTAGTCCGCTTGCACTACCGAGTGCCGTCACAATCGCACTATCACTGCTATAAGTATATTCCGAACTTGAACCATTAACCGCCGAAACCCACATATCAGGCACATCTGTCGTGACAATAAACACATTATCGCCAACTTTGAGTGCGGTGTTATTCATAGCATTAACTGCCGTGACAAACGCTTGATAGTCATTGTAGGTCTTGCTTTGCGCTTTCCCTGCAAGTCCAGCTTGCAATTCGGTTTTAGTCGCATAAGTGCTTGTGATTACATTACCGCTTGCGTCCTGCGTTGCTTTCGTTGCCGAGTTAGCGGTAGTTGCGGAAGTTGCCGTTGTCGCACTATCGGCACTCGTTGCGTGTTTAACACTCTTGTTTGCGTCCGCCGTGTTATCCACATTGCCAAGTCCAACTGCTGCTTTCGTAAGTTTCGCAATCTTGTTCGTGACAATTGACGAGCCGTTTACATCTTGAACATCATCGACTTTGCCTGCGCTTGCAACACCGCTCGCAAGTTCTTGGAGTGCGTCCTCTACATTCGTTGCAGTCAATTTGTTTCCAGCGTCCGCAACTGTGACTTGGTCTGCCGAAGTTTCGGGCAACTGTTGCACCAAAGTTCCTGCGCTATCGCTTACACGATATATTTTTCGTTTCTCTGCCATTTATATTATCTCCTAATTATTTTTTATATAAACATAGTCGTCTATGTCGAGTTTGTTATAATCGATTTGCGAACTATCGTTTACGGCAACTATCTTTGTGTTCATATCCTTGACCGCTTGTAGCGTAATTCTACGAGGGTTAGTGTTGTTGTTGACAAACATATCAACCGACTGTCTAAAACTCTTTGTAGGCTCGCTCACGGCTTCAAACGGCGATAAATCAATAGGCACAAGGCGCAACTCAACGGCAGACTTGTCCCCTTGTAGTGTCACACCATTTATAGACGGCTTATTTTCAAGACGATTGTAGTTATATTCTCTAAAAGTGCCGATGTCAAGTCTTACTGCCATATCACTATCTTGCAAACTTGCACTTACGGAAGTATCGGACAATTTTACGGCAAGAGTTTCGTCTGTTTCACTTGCCGTAATATTATCATCGACAAGACTATTGCTATCGTTTGCCGTAATACTTTCGTCTATTAAGTTGGCAGTAATTTTATCGTCAATCATTCTATTTTATTGTCTTTTTCCAATACGCAAACAGTTCCGTGATAAATGCCTGTGATAAGGTCGCCCGTGAGAGTTCTTGCAGTTATGTCAAAATTGAAAGTGCCGACAGGGAGTTTTGATGTTTCTTCGCTTGATATATCCAAATACCAATTATCGTCCACTTTCGTATCGAAATACTTTGACAAAGAAAGTGCCGAACTTGTGAAATAGAAACCAGCTACTTGTGTTGCACTATCGCCCAAGAAGTTGACACGGATATGTTTATCATCACCTTGTACTATCTTAAAATCAGCCATATTTTATCTCCATATTTTATATTTTTATTGTAGCATAAGAGTGCAATTTGTCAATAGGATTAGTAAAATTGCTCTATGCGGGTTATGTAAATCGACTTCACATAGCCTTTGTGGACAGTTGTTAGCACTTTCTTGTAAACTTCGTCTGCGGAATATGATATTTGATTTCCGTCTTTATTGATTACCAAATAACATATTATATTTGTTATAGTACCAGTCAATAAAACACTTGCAGTTGCGTTCGATATCCCGCAAGCAGTTCTCACAATAGTGTTTCCGTCCCTAACAAATGTCACATTAGCAACAAATGCAGTTGTCAGTGATGTATCGACACTTATCGGCAATGAAATCGCACCAGTTTTTATACCGCTTGTAGTAAAATCACCATTGCTTATATTTTCGGCTTTCGCACTACCTGTCCAAATAGTATGCCAACACTTTTGCCGTTGCAATTCCAAACTCAATTTTGGCGCACCCTTGTATTCAAATGTTCTTCCTGTCACTCTCCACAAGTTTTCGTCACCATTTTTATCAACATCATCGGCGAACTTGACTATATCTCCCTTGTCGATTATCTCTCCGTTTTCCCAATCTTTCAAGCCACAAAACAAATCTATCGTTGCAGTTGGCACACCTTTTTCATAATCATAAAGAATATTATCTCTTATGCCTATAACATTTTCAGACTTTTGCATAAGTTCATTTGTAGGCACGCTTACAATAGTTGTTGCATTTACAATGTTCTGGCTACTCAAATCGACTTCTTCAAGTGAAAATGTATATATATTGCCATATACTGTGGCTTTTAGCGACACTGGTCTGTATCTCCAAAAATTATAGTTAGAGCCATCTGATGAGTTCAAAAAGCGTGCTTCTTTCCCAACGAGAACATTAAAATAGGCGTCATAATTATCTTCGTTTTCCGTTATTATATCATCGTTGCCAATTGTGCTTGTATCACTTAATGAAACGCTTACACTTTTATCCCCACCATAAGTATATGTAAGCTCGTGCATATCTTCGTTTATTGAGCCGTCACTTTCATAAAACACTGCTTTATATATTGTCCCACTACCACTCGAAGATGATGTTATTACTTCTTCACCATTACTAATATAGCCTGTTTCATATACCCAATTAACACTATGTTTTATATTGTTGTCACCGTTTGGAGCTTTACCGCTTAATACGGAAAGGATTTTTTTCGTGTTATCAATACTATGCTTGGGGACTATTATTCTCATATATTGATATTCGGCTTTCATTGCTACGCCATAATACCCACTATCTGACATTTTATCCGCAATATCTGTTGTACTCGGGCTTGCTTCTTCGGTGACCGTCTGTATAAGTGCGCCCATATCAACTTTTTCGGTAGGCTTACTTTGCTTAATATCAACACCATTATACTTGTTTTTGAGCAACAGTGTTTTTTGCAAGTTGCTTATTTGATATGATTTTGGCACATCGATAACTTCTTCGTGCCTATAACAAGGACGAGCGTCATAGAATTGTAATATTCCGTCATTCCCCAAAGCACAAGTAATTTGAGCAAGGTTGCAAAACTTTTCAATGGTTTCACGATAACTTGCACTCGGCAAATATGGATAGTCTATCGTAATTTTATCAAGATAATCTCCAATAGTAGATGTTTTTGAGTTTATAGTATAACTTGTATAGATTGCACTTGCACTCGGCTCTAAAAACTTGTCATTCATTGTGGAAATTGACAATGAGTTGCCGTCCACTTTTAATGAGTTGACAGTAAGCGAGATTGTTTGTCCGCTACTTGCCCACCCAAAGTTTATGACAAAATACACAGTATCAGTTGTAGGAGTAAACTCAATTATGCCGATATTATCTGCGACTTCTTTACTCAAAAAAGCATAAGCAATAGCAAGACTTGCGCAGTCACTATCTGTAGGAGTGGACTTCAAAACTTGCACAATAATGCCTTGCCCCATATGTTCAGTATAAGCCGTATCTGTCGATATTGAATATGAGAGAGAGCATTTTTTGTTCGGCACAACTTTGAGCTGAGTGCCAATTATTGCCCAACCTATATCAGTTGTTGCCGTAATCGTAGTGCTTTTTGACTGCGTTTCGATTGAACTTGCGTGTTGATATTTTACCCAATTTATAGGTCTTTCCTTTGCATAACCGCCATAAGAGCCTATAACATCGTCTAACATCTCATAAGCCGTCATTGAGCGTTCTTTCAATGCCATACCCGAATAGGTCACACTATCGAGCAGTGACAGTCTATCACTAAAAGACAAATCTAACTTTTTATCTATAATATTATAGTCACTATCGCTTGTAATATGTTCTTGTACTTGATTGTCATTGACAGTGATTTTTGTTTGCACATTTGAAATAGGCAGCATATCATTATCAATATCTGCCCTTATTTGTCCGTTTATATCTTTCATTTGTGCATTGCCTGTGTTCGGCAAAACACCGTAATTTATTGTGGAAGCGTCACTTGATATTTGCGTAGTGCTTGACAAGTTATCAATCCACGCTTTACTGTATTCTTTGCTACCAAGTTGTATTCTTACTTGTGCCATATATTACTCCCAAATTGCATAAAGTGTCATATTTTCCCAAACTGTCTTTGATTGATTAGGCAAATAGTGCCCACCTTTTCCGTCCGACTGCGTGTTCCACTCTTTGAAAGATTTTCCTGTCGGAGCAGTAATGCCATTCGTTGTAGCAACTTTTGCACTCCCACCCCATTGTGTTGTTGTGCTATTAGGTGCAGTTCCACTACCACCGTTGAGATTATACGATATTGAGAACATAGAATTGATAAGTTCTTCTCTATCTCTATTTGTAGCAACAAGTTTCACCGATACATCAAGCAACCCCAAGTAATCTGCACCGAAAGCATACAATTTTGACTTTTCTTGCTTTGTAAATGCAAACTCTTGATTGCGTACCCACTCTCCCTTTTCGTAATCGAAATATGTCGCATTGCACACACGCTCTTTTGCTATTTTGCATAATACTTTATAATCTTGCACATTCATATATTTATATGATAATTCAAGACGAGCAACAAGTCCGTAGTCAACATCTTCAATGTTCGTCAACACAAAATTAGTGCTTCTTGTAAGGTCACCGCCCCAAACAGGTTCTTCCCAACCAAGCGCACTATCTCGGCTTATACCACGGAACGGATAATCAACATACCCCGCACCTGTCAAATAAAATACATCTATACTATCATTAACATTAACAGGGTTTATTGCTTTTGTGTTTATTTTGTTTGCATAATCAACTTTCACGCTCATTGTTTTATCTCCAATTCAAGCCTGTGTTCCTACGATTTGCTTCACTTCTAAAACCGTTGTTGCCGGCAATAAAAGTGCCTACTTTGTTGCCGTCCAAGTAAATCGCACTCTCTCCGTTTTCTCCGCTCGCCATAGCCTTAACCATTCCGCTATAAATCGCACTCTCCAACTGTTGCATATTCATAACTGCACCGCCACCGCTATTAGTGCTTGCTACAAGTTCAGTCTTACCATTCTCATTAGCATAGAATAAATCTGCACTGTTATAGCCACCACCAAACGCATAATTCTTCGGACTGTTTTTTCCAACTTCTGTACCGATGAGTGCGATTGCACCTGCAAGTGCCATTCCAAGTCCAATCGCAACAGGCAATGTCGCAGAAAAGGCTTTCAATGCTACATAAGCACCAACAAGCCCACCAACGACAGCAAATATAATGGTAAGGGCTTTTTCCCACGGTTCAAAGTTTATGTCATTCCAACTTGCCACCAAATCGACAATGCCTGCTATGAGCAATACCAAACCAGCAACCCACGCAACCATTTCAATATTTATACTTTTTATGGTTTTTACAATAGAGGATAATCCTTTTGAAATAGTCCCACTTGTAATCAGTTGCACAATTTTACTTCCGCCTATCACCCCAACGATTGTTGCAATGCCACCTAAAAGCGTAAATGATTTTTCAAGTTCCTTGTTATCATAGCCACTTGCTGTTTCAACTTCGTCAAACATACCGCTAACATCAGTGCCACTACCAAGTTTTTCAAAAGTATCAAACGAAAGCAATCTCGCCTGCTCGTTAAACTTTTTCAAGTAATCGGTATTGACTTTAAGATATGTTGCATTGCCTTTCAGTTTTGCAGATAGATAAGATATTGAGTTCGCAAGATTTGCAATAACAATCGCAATTTTTTGGATAATGGGAGTAATCGCATTAAGCAAAGGCAAAAATGCAACCGCCACCGAGTTTTTGATTATAGTAAATGAAGATGTAAGTTGCGATAGGGTATTATTGACTTCTTCGCTATATCCTGCAAGGTTAGAGAAACCCTCTTTGAAAGCATTTACGATTGCCTTTAATACCCCACGAATAGCACGATAAACTGCTACTCGTTTAATAGCACTTAACAAATTCTTCTCGCCAGTGCCTTTCATAGCCTTTTCAAGGCTTAATGCTTGTTTTTTTAGCTTTATTTGTTCTTCTTCCGAAAGATTTTCATCTTGAAGTTTTTTATTTATAATATCAAGTTGCGCTTTTTGTACATCACGCAATGAATTGAGTTCTAATTGTTTATGGGCTACATTTTCTACTTGTTGGAGTTGCTCGCCCATACCGCCTTGTGCTTGTGGTATTTGCGCTTGCGATAATTTAGTTTGCACTTCTTCAATTTGCTTGTCTATTGCATTAAGTCCAAACTCATCGTATAATTGTGTAGCAACTTTTTCGGGAACAACACTTGTTTTCCCCTCTTTATCGGTAGCCAAAATATCGCCAAGAGAGGCGTCCCCCAATACCTTTTGTTTGAGTATATTCTCTCTCGTCTTTTGGAGTTTTTTTAGTTCATTATTAAGTTCTTTTACTTCTTCACTTTGCTTGCTAACTGCACTTGTGCCTTTCGCACCGCCACCGCCAACAGCACTAAAACTCAAAGCCTTTGATACCGCTTCAAGTTTACTCGTGTCGAGTTTGTTTATCTCCGCTTGTAATTTAGAAATAGCCGTAGCAAACTCATCTACTAACTTTTTACTACCGCCTTGTGTCTTATCCTCGACTTCTATTTCTAATAGTAATCTATCAATCTCTTGGTCTGCCACGACTATATCTCCTATTATCTTTTCTTGCTCAATATCCTTACAAAGTTGTCGTATGCTCTTTGCCTTTGAGCCTTAACCCAATCTTCATTTTGAGCAAGTTGTTCGTTATCTTCATTTTGATAAGGCATTTCAGGGTATTCGGGCGGTCTTTGCTTACTAAACGATATTGTGCTTGCTATTGCACACGCAAAGTATTTGCCTTGCAACCACAAATCTTGTATTTGAGTTTGCCGTCTTTTATTATATGCCTTAAAGTATATTTGTATCGTCTTTGGCGTTAAGTGCCAAAAAACATTGTCGTCTATCCCAACAACTAATGCGTAATAGTGCCACTCGTTTTCCACCCATTCTCTTATGGACGGATAGTCATACACGGACTTGCCTTTTCGTCTTTCGGTAGGCTCGTCTGTTGGCTCTATTGTTGACGGGATATGTTGCGAAAAAAATCGCTCTCGGTAAGGTTTTCAATCAACACAGCAAAATCGGAGAACTTGCCACCATTTGCAATATGTTGCTCAACTTCCTTGCCCGCCTTGTCTATATCGCAGTCAATTACAAGTGCCACCAAAGCACGAATAGTTTTCATCGATTGCTTTGCCGCGTCTTGAAGTGAAAATCCCTTATCTTCCAATGCGCAAATTGCATTAAAGTCGATAGGTCTTATTTCATATTCTTTCCCGTTGATAGTTATATTTTTCATATATATACTCCTTTTTTACTTTATAGTTTGATAGAATATATTAGTTTTCGTCTGCATACGAGGTCGGGTCTGCTTCAAACACAGGCTCACCAGTCGGCGCAACATAAGCCGAGCCGTCTATACCGCTATTTGCTTCCATTGCAGGAATACCAAGTTTGATAGGTCTGCCCGTGAAATAAATTGACTTCGTGAAATCAGGAATATCAATGCAAAACCAAACTTCTTTGTTCGCTTCTTTTGCACTATCGTAAGCCGTGCAAAGTGCCGTCCATTCATCATAGAATGTTTGCCCAAATCTCGCACCAAACTCGATGTTGTCAGGAATATCTTTCAACAAAGCAATTTTAGATGTATATTCTTCATTATCGAAAGAAGTCACATCTGCCGTACTCGGTGCAGCGTTGAAATCGGGCGTGCTATACAAGCCGTGTATTCTCTTATATCCAGCAGTAGGTCTTGTTCCTGCACTTGCTTCAACGGCATAAGATATTTTGACACCGATAGTTGACAATGCTATATTTTTTGCCATATTATTATCTCCTATTTGATTTTAATTATATTATATCGTATTGCAGTAAAGTATGCTTTTGAGCCGTCATCATAGGGCATAGCGGGAGTGCAACTTGTACGGCGCATAGTGATTATATCATCTTGTGAATATTTGAAATCTTCCAAAAATGATACACACTTATCGGCAAGTATCATTGCGCACTCTTGTGCATTTTTTACTTTACTATCAATAGTCATTTTTACACCATACATATTTATTTGTATGGGTATGCTAATGCTTATTTCTTGCTCAAAATCTTCTTTATTTGTGGAATTGTCGAGTATCTGCACAACATAGTATGGAGTAGTGGACGGAATAAGACCGTGTTCGTAAGCATAATGTCCGAGTGGCTTTTTTGACAAAGTATCATCGGCACTAAACTTATCATCTATATATTTTATAACTCTATCTATAAAAGTTTTCATTGCTTATTCCTAATGTCTTTCGCCAAGTCAGTTTTGATATATTCTCTCAAACTCTTTGCGGTATTGAACATTTGATTGCCTGCAACTTGTCCACGAGTGAAGTTTGAATATCCCCTGCCGAAAAACCAACCGCCCAACACTTTTGTTTCAGGATTGTCGTAGTAATACTCCCAACCGTGTGTTGTATTCACTCTCGGTGGTCTTGTGTCACCCGCTTTCCGTTTAGGACTTTCAAAAGTCAATGTTTGTGTTGGCAAATCACCCTTGTATGTTCCTTGTCCAACCAAACCTGTTCCGTATTCAATATATGCTACGCTATCTCCGTTCGCAGATATTACCGCACTGTTTCCGTCTATATCTTTTATGACCTGAACACTATTTATGCCAGCATACTCATTTTTGGCAATCTTCTCTCCGTTGTCGGCAATCAACTCTGTTGCGGTTTCGGCTATATTGCGGATATTATGCAATTTGCCATAAAACCTATTCAAGTCATTTCGCCTTACAACTTTGCTCATTTAACTACCTTTTTAAGTGTGAGTTTGATACGCATATTGCCATAATCTACATTGTCCACAACATAGTTTGCGTTCTCGCCATACCATTCTTCTTTTGCACTTGGTGTGTTTCCATTGCAATAAAACAAGTCGCCATTGTTAAAAGTATTTTCCCAAAGGTCATACGGTTGCGCTATTGCAGTAAGATATGAGCTTATATTTTCTCCAAACTGAATAATATCGTTATATCCGCTTTTGCCCATTACTGTGAAATAGCCACATCTTGTCACTATCTCAACAGGCTCATCGTACTCTCCATTATCAAGTTTCTTGCAATACCATACGCTTTTGCCGATTTTCATACAATCACCCCTACTTGCGGTGTAATCATACTGCAAAGTTTTTTGCTCAAATGCGCTCCGTCAAAAGTCCACGATACACCGTTTTCTTTATAGGCAACAACACTCGAAAAACCAAGTCTATCAACAAGTTCATCGCACGCACTCAATATCCACTGCTCTGCCCTAAAACCTTTTATGGGTTTTGTGGTTTCATCTATGGACTTGTCCGCAGGATATGAAAGGTCATAGTAAAACATTTTTGCTTTATTGACTATACGCCTTACATCACACGATGTCAAATATGGGTATCTTGCTTTCACTTCTGTTTCAAAGTCCATAGATATTCTCCTATACTTTATTATTTATGCCGTCTTGCAATTAGCCACGAGAGATAATTCTTGCAATGGGAATTGCTTTGTGCGGGAAGTAAGTTTTGCTCGAACTTGCACCGTCATTTGCCAAAGTCCACGAAGCACCTGCTTCAAGCGAAGACGCAAGCGGTGAAAGGGGAATTACACTCGGTGCATACGAAATGCCTTTCGGTGCAAAGAGTTTTCTCTCTCTCGTGTAAAGCGTAGTTTCGCCACCGTTGGTCTTTGCGTCACGGCTCATTTCATACGGCACTTTGACACCGCAATCGCAATAATCAAATGCGTCACGCCCAAGCACATAGGTCGTATATGCAGTATATGCAGAACTATCAGAGCCAACAGTTTCAGTGGGCATATTGTCATCAATAAGCACCATTCTTCCGTTCCAAGTTGCAAGTCCCAAATCTCTTTGAATACCGTTTGCGTCAGTGTATTTGAGATAGTTGAGCAAATCAAGGTTTTCAAGATTTGTCGCAACAACAGAGTGCATAATTGCCACCGTAAAGATGTTCTTATTGTCACCAGTTGCCTTTTGAATTGCACTGTTCAAGGTCGTTGCACCAACAACATTTGATGTCGCACTCCCCGAAATATCGGTAGTATGGTCATCGACAAACTTTTTGTTTTCAGTGCCAGTCATCGAGAAAATACCTTTCAAGATAGAAAGCAAAGTGTCTTGGTCAATATTATCCCAATAATGCGCAATTTCACTTGCAACAGGCAGGAAATCATTGCCACCTGTGATGTCATAAGAGAAGTCTTTTTCAACAAAGCCTTTTGCTCTACCAACAACCACCATACCTTGCATAAAGGTCTTTCTGCTATCGGACGAAATATCCGTGCTTCCGTCATAGTTGACTGCACTACCGCCAATAGGTGCTTTCATCGGTATCATAGCATAGTTTCCACCAGTTTGGTCGGGGAACATTTGCTTGATGTCGTTTCTTACACGGAAAACGCCAGCTTTAAGAAGCTCATTCCTTTTAAGGTCGCTAACCGTATCTACATATTTGCCAAATACTTCTGCATTAAATGCTTTTTGGTCGAATATACTTGCCATTTGTTGTTATCTCCTTATTTTATATTATTTAATAGTGTCTAAAAGTTTTTTATATTCTTGTGGATTTTCGTCACGTAGTTTGTTCCAATCGTCCATAGAATAGTCACTCGCCTTTTTAGTGGGAGTATTGTCTGACTGCGGAGCGGGGGTGGGATTTGTGCGCAAGAGTTCTTCTCTTACTTGTTTCCCTATGTTTTCTCTTTCTTTTGAAAAATACTCACTTTGTGCTTTTATTGCTTCACTGTAATTTCCGTCTGCAAACAATGTCGCAATCTTTTCAAGAACGGAGTTATCGTTGATTGACTTTGCCAACTCTGCTTTGTATTTATAGAGTGCATTTTCACGCTCGATTGCCTTATAATAGCTTTCTCTATCGGCAATTTCTTGCGCTCTTTTCTCGTCATCGGTCATTTTTTTACGGAGTTCTTCTTCTGCTTTTTTAGCACGCATTTCATAGTCCGTAAGTTTGCCCTTTGACACATAATCGCCACTCGACAAATCTGCAATCTTTCGCCCTGCCAATGCAGTTTCGGCTTCTTCAAGCGTCATTCCGTCTTTGTAAGCGTCGCCCAACAGTTCTCTAATTGTTGCCATATTTTCTCCTACCATATAGCTTTAATATTTAAGTCAGCAGTCTGCTCTGCTATGTATGGTGCATATTTTATATGTCTTATGCTCGACAGATTTATTCTTCATCATCACGATTGCTCGTGTCAATGTTTTGCGTTTGGTAGGCTTGCATTTCCCTATCGCTTTCTTCTTGCTCTTTTTTAGCAATGTAATCTTCCCACTGTTTGCCCTCGGCTTCGGGGTCATTTGACAATCTGCAAATACGAAGTGCCATAGCAGGTGGCATTTTAATACCGATACAAGTGCCAAGTGATTGCGTTTTAATCTGCATATTATCATTAAGATTAAGGCTATATTTTATCTCAATCTCACTAACTTGCAAATCGTTCACTTTATTGTTAGCAGTGCTTTGGCAAATAAAGAGCATTTTATCAAGCAAATCAGTGTCTGCTGGCAAGAAGTTGTTTATATCGGTGAGTGCGCGATTATACGCATTGTCATAACCGTTTGCGACTTCACTTCCACTCTTTGTTGTACCACCGCTATTTGTTGAGTTTGTTGCAAGTGGCACACCGACAGTTTCATACATTGTGCGTTTTATATTCTCCGCAAATGACAGAACATCACTAAAATCAAGTGCGCTCGTGTTTTCAATCTTCAAGTCAGGTTGGAACTTATCATTGCCAAGATACGGAATTACAATCGCACCGTTTTTACGGACATTCTTATGGTTTTCAACTCTCTCATCGGTAGTTTCGCCCATATTTATGCCCATATATTTATATATAGTATTAACTACTTCTTGTATATTATCAACGCCATTGCTTGCAATAGTGTCAAGTGCATTTTGCATACATCTTGACATTTCAACAATACCTATTCCGTCAGGGTTAAGCCTTTTTTCAACAAGCGGGAGTTTCTTGTAGATTGCTCTTACTTCTGCATTAACAAGTTCAAAGCCACTCGGTGCAACTCCAACAGGCATATTTATGGCACTAACAGGGCAACGATATTGATAGTAGTAATTAGGCAAATAAATATCAAGAATAGCAAATGTTTCTTCACTACCTCTTTCATTTATAGCGTTAATAGTGGTATATAGCAAGTCAAACAGTGGCTTTTTACCATTGTAAGACGAGTAAACTTTTGTACAAGTATCGGCTTCTCTACAAAACAGTTCAAACGGTGCTTGCGTTTCAACATCAACCCTATCGGAAGTAGGCTCGATAAAATAATACCCAACGCCTGTTGCATACGCCCAAGTCGCAACTTCTTGGTCTATTGCACTTCTATTAGCATACCTTGCATATTTATTAAGATATGTTATATCATCAGTTTCACTGTCTTTTGTTTGTGCATATTTTATGGGGTTGCCGAAAACATATCCAGTTTTCCAATCAACCATTGCTTTGATGTGTGGCTCTAAAACAATGTTGTTTATATCAGTATCATCGTGTACTCTTTTCTTTGAAAGAATATCGTGTTGCAAGCAATATGTTTCGTAGTCACTGCGTATTTTTTGAGCGTTTTTTGTAAACTTATCCAATATGGTCGGAAGATAAGGCACAACCTTTTCTATCGTCAATTCGTCTTGTTTTATGGGTATTGTAATCTTCTTAATTCCTGCCATATATTCCCTATAAAAAAGTGCATAGCACCTTGTTTTTTGGGTACTACGCACTCCACATCTACCGACTTTCGTGTCTTTGCACATCGGCTATATTTTACAATAAAGTCAATTTTCCTTATCGACTTTCTTCACATCATACTTTATTTTCCGTTTGCAATTATCACACCACGCTATGTACGGCAACTCTTTCAATGGCTTGTTAAAAATCACTTCAAAGCCATTAGATAGTTTTATACTCTCGATGTTGTGATTGCATATAGGACACTTTATAGCTTTTTCCATATATCGCTCAACCTTTTATCATTTTACATTTTATAATATAAAGCCACAAAACAAAATTGTCAATAGGTTTTTCAAAAAAAGTTAAGTATTTAGATAGTGTATTACAAAAGCACCCAGTTTTAATTTTTCTAAAAGTGGGTTTTTCTAAAAGTGGGTTTTTCGCACCCTCTATATGACTATATTCTATAAATGACAATATAATATATTATTCTATCTCCCAATCATCAGCATTATTGCTTTCGTAAATTATATACTCCCATTTTATGACTTCGCCTTTTGAATTTATGTGCCGAACTCTTTGGAAATAGCCGTTATCTTCAAGTTCTTTAAGTGCGGAACGAACAGTAGCAATTTTTTCTCCCGAATTTTCGACTATAAATTTTAATGAAAAATCCCAATCCGATGGATAAGACAATAAAAAAGCGAGCAATCCTCTTGCCTTAAATGATAAATTTTTATCTCGTACTGTGGGTTGAATAATTTGAACAAATTTGTGGCGTTTCTTATTAGCACCAACTCTCATAATATGTACCTCTTTTGCTCTCTTGTAATGGGGTAATGCCTTGTGAGGTACTTACAAGACAAACAGTTTCGAACCTGCTGTCCCCCATTGAGAACATTTTTTATACCATGATTTTATATTATTTAGCACATAAAGTCAAGTGGAAAGCAAATTATTTTTCATTTTCCCATTGACTTATAAAAAAACTCGTGCTAATATGTAATCACCATAGTAAACCCCCTTTTTTATCGTGAAAGACCGCACTGTTTCTTAATCCTCCTTGAAGTGCGGTTTTTCTTTTATCTTTTGAAAGTTATGAGTTGTGCTTGTGTGCCATAGCGTTTGTTTATAAAGGCTCGTGAAAATCCTGCGCAAGCGTCAGTCCAGTCATCGTGTTCGTTTTTGCGCTTATAAGAATAAGAATACATCTCGTCCATTGCCATTCCCATAGGAGAAGAACGAGCATACATACCGAACTTAGGGAACATCATTTTTGCTTTTATATTGGCTTCTTCACCTGCGATACGGTCATCTTTGCGCTCACTATTATAAACTTCCGTGATTTTGCAATTATAATACTCTTGCTCACGCAACATTTTTGTCAACAAAAGCGTCAAACCCTCGTTGATATTATTCTCTATAACTAATTCAGTAATATTATGTTGTATAATCTTGTCTATAATGCTTTGATATATATCTTGCATAGGTCTTTGGTCATAAATGCCGTCTATCACTGCGTATTTGTCACCGATTTTAGCACATATTGGCATTGCACAAAAGTCATTGCCTTTGCGTTTTGTATCGAGATACGCTTTGTGATAAATGCTCCGACCGCAAGTCCCACGCTCTGGTAGTGTTTCATACTCTTGGAGATTATCCATAAAGAACGGACAATCTTTCGGTGATAGCGGTTGTTGTTGGTTCATTGCCATAAAGACCGCATAATTTTCTTCTCGCTCTTTCCTTGCCTTATCGGTTGAAAACTCTTGCGGATATGTGCTTTCGTCAGTTTCATAGTCCAACTTCGGCACGCAAATAAAAGCAGAAACGCCATTTTCGACAAACTCGTTTGAATATGCAATTTTGGTATATTTATTTACTTTCGACGTGACCGCACCTGCAATGTTAAACTTCTTCTTCAAATATGACAAGATGTCGAATTGGCTATATGTTGTCCCGCCTATTATCAAGTGTGAATTATTATTACTATAAAATCTCTTACTCCATACTGTGTCATAGAGATATATGTCTTTATCGTGTGCAGAAATCTTGCCTGCGTCCTCGGCTTGTGTTATATCATCAAGAAAGAAGTATTTTGCACGAACACCACTGATTTTACTGTCTTTACCCACGCATAGAAAGTTCACAGGCTTTTGCGAGCCGTTTATCTTAAAAGTCCCGTCACTCTGTTTGCATATATCAAACATATTCTCTCTCTTACAATTAAATTGACTATAATAAGGGAATACTTTTGCATATTTCTTATCGCACATCAATTCCACTATCGTGTCAAACGCTCGCCCACAGTTATACTTGTTGCCGAACACCTTTATTACATCACTCTCTATATCCTGCCCAAATATCCACGCTATCAAAAAGCTATCACTCAAAGACTTACCGTATGCAACGGGCAATTGTTTCTCAATAAACTTCACATCGTTATCAAGCACCATTCTTGTCGCATAGTAATACCAACCGTCAAATATGTTTTGTGTAGGTTGCCACACTTTTTTATCCCAATCACTTTCCATAAAAAGACAAAAGTGCTTAAAACTCCGATAACTCGCCAATGCCATAAAATCATCATACACCGCCATATACCCACGGAGCAACTCCATATCAGGCTTTCTCATCTTCGCAAATCGCTCTATCTTCGCCTTTATCGGATTTATGCAACCAAGCCACACCATTCCACCACTATCTCTGCACCCTATCACATACCGACCTATCAATCTCCGTATCTCTTTCTCTTTCTGCTCACTTTTCACACCCCCAAGTTCAACAAAAATAGCCTGCCGCAACCCCGCAACAAGTGTTTCATACAACGCCAAAACACCACGCTCATTTTCCACTCTCCCACGCCGTGCCTTATCCAACATCGTATATCCACTCTTCACAAAATCCACATACTGCCCCATTCAATTCGCACCTCACGATAATTTCTCACACTAAATTGTACCCCCTATACATAACTTTGTCAAGTGGGGGTTGGGGTAATTGCCCGCGCCGGACCGCCTTATAAAATAGGGGTTGGGGTGGGTGTAGGCTATCAGAACACCACAAAACCCACCAAAAAAGACACAATCCCCGCGTTTTCATCCGAACGGTTGCGAACGCCCACGCCCAAAACCGCCCAAAACCGCCCGAACACACGGACGCGCCAACCTATGTACCAAAAACGGTACATTGCCCTACTTTTTTCAATCACCTATAATATACATATATATTTATTTATATACACTATTATGTTTATATACTATTGTGCATTTATATTGCATTATGCTTTGTGTCTTTTAGTAGTCAATATCCATTGTATGCGCGTGTGTTGTGTGCGCGTATATATGGGCGTGTGCATTGTGGGCGCGTGTAGTGGCTTTTAACAAGCTATAAGCATTTATATATATATTTATATTGCCGTGTGTTTTTTTGCCGTTTATGCCCGTTTTAGCGTTTCGGAAAATCTTTTGAAAATCTTTTGTAAATATTGTAAAAAATGGTTGACAATATACCGCTATGGGTGTATAATCTAGTTACAAATATGGAACGGGCACAGCCCAAAGGAGTTAGAATGAACAGAAAACAAATGGCTTATAGAATTATTTCAGAACAAACAGACGCACTCGCATTCGACATAGATTGCGGTAGCGAAAGTCGAAGCAAAGAGGAATTAGTGGAAGCGACTTATAAATTCTTGCTTTACGGAACGAGGGCGCAACACTTCAAGTTTTTAACAGCTGAGTGGATTAAGCAAACAATAAACATTTGTTTAGAGAAAGCGTGTAGAAAATGGGGCGTCGAGATTAAATAAACAAAGCCGAGCGGGGCGGATAATCCCCGCAAAGGAGTAAATATGAGAAGTAGATTTACAAGAAAGAGCAACGGCTATAACCCGTCACGGCGTTTTGCGGCTGATAAGGTCGTCGTCAAAGTCAAAGACACAGCCGACAGCGAATACCGAATTGTCGGGCGTTATACGGACGCTAACATTGCAAACGAAATAGCAACGGAGCTCAAAGATTGTTGCTATGACGTGATTGTCGAGTATTAAAAACAAACCGCCAGCGGGGGCGGACAAAATACCCGCAAAAAATTATAAAAAGGCGGTTTATTAACGATGGCAAAAGTACAACAATTTTACAACAAAAATCAATTTGTTATTGACACGGAAAAAGAAATAACTTTTCAATCTTACGATAGCACAGCAGCAACAATCAACAAAAAAACGGGGGTTTTGACTTTGGGCGGAGATTGGGACTACTCAAAAACCACGCTAAAACACTTGTATTTGTTTTTGACCGACTATAAAAACGAAATAGATAATTTTACTTACTCACAACTTTTTAGCAAGGGATTTGAACAAAGCAAGAACAAGCGGGCATTTTTGCAAAATCTTATTGATAAAAGATATATAACACTTGATTATAATCTATAATCGCAAATATAAAGGGTTTTCGGGCGCATCCCACCAAAAACGCCACGCCAGACGGCGCAAAGCCGATTAACAAAAAAGGGGTTTATAATCAATGAGTATTCAAGCATTTACACAACTACAAGAACAAGCGCACGCTATCGGCATATATACGGCGCGCGACTTGTTAGCATTTTACAAGAGAGAGCAAAGGCAATGCGAGAGCCTGCCCGACACGGTGCGCCGATATTCAATCGCACTACAAAAAGCGACACAATGCGCCGATGCGCTTATTATAGGCACTTGCGAAAATTGCCCGTATAATTGCATTTGCGACACTTACGCCGACATTATAGGCGATTAAAAAGGGGGTGACCATATGACACAAGAACAAAAAAGAGCAATAAAAAGGATATGCAAAGATTATGATTTTGAGAACATAAAAGAATTACGGGCATATTTTATTGATTGTTTCGATGATCCGTTAGACCTTGATTTGTGGGCAAAAGACGAAAGCGGGCTATATAATGAGATATGCTATTATCTTAACTTAAAATAAAACGGGGTGATTATATGATTATAAGATACGCAACAAAGCCAAACACCAACGGCAACACCTATCAAGCGGAAATTGACCACGGACAAAAGACCATAAAAGCGGGGTATTTTGTTTTCTGCAATCTGCCTGACGTAAACGCAACAAAAAGCAAATAAACGATATAATATATCAATGCGGACTAAACAATTATAAAAGAATATAAAAAGGAGTGTAAAACACTATGAACAAATACAAACAAGCAAAAGAGAGAGCAAGACAAAAAGCCGTTGATTGTCAATTAACATTTTCTGATAATGTGTATTATTGGAGCGATTTGGCGGACTTTGGGGCATACTTTGAGAAACTTGGCAGGCGGTACGGACTTGTTAAAGAGTTTAAGGAAAACGGCATTATATAAGGGGGTAAACAATGAACATATATAAATTATACTTTTCAACGGGTTATATTTGCACAACTGCATTTGACGAAAGGGGGGGCATAATATGAGCGAAAACAACAACATAAAATCGGACGCGGGGGGCGCGCTTGCGGGCGCGCTTTGCTCGTTGGGCGTGTCTTGTGATTGTGTGGATTTTGACGCTACACCAAACACTATTATATATCACTTTAATTTGCGCAATTTGCAAGACTTGCCAAAGGTCAAAAAAACGGCGGCGTTGTTATCGGCGGGACTACACGAAAAAATAACAGTGTCAGCAAGTGACAAGGCGCATTTTGCTTTGATTTTTGAGCGTCAGGACAGGGAGATTATCCCATTTGCAAAAGCCTATTATCTCGCAAGCCTTAAACCGCTTGACGCTTTAATCGGGATTGATAACAACGGGCGCGCCGTCAAAATATCCGTTGATAATATGGTGTCCGCGTTGTGCGTTGGTACATCGGGAAGTGGTAAATCAACTTTTTTGCACTCGTTTATATGCTCGCTTTGTTGCTCGACAAGGGCGGAAAAACTCGGGCTTGTGCTTATCGACTGCAAGCGTTCGGAGCTTATGCGATACAATGCAAAGTGTGCGCATTTAATGTGCGACGTTGTCACCGAACCGAAAGACGCATTAACAAGACTAAATCAAATAATCGGCATAATGAAAGATAGATATGCCATTATGGAGGCAAGACGGATTAACACTTGCCCCGACGATTTTAGCCGTATCGTGATTATCGTTGATGAGCTTGCCGAACTTATGCTATCCACGGACAAAAACATTGCACAAGGGACAAAAACTGCATTAACAAGGCTTTGCCAGCTCGGACGCGCCTGCGGCATTCACTGCGTATTATGCACGCAATCCCCGCGCGTTGCCATTGTTGACGGTCTTATTCAGACGAACACGCCGACAAAGTTTGCGTTGCGTACATCGTCAAGCCGTGAAAGTGTTATTGCAATCGGACACGGCGGGTGTGAAAGTCTTTTCGGGCGCGGTGATATGATATATAAATCAGCGGACGACATCAAAGAAATACGCTTGCAAGTCCCATATATAAGCGCGTCAGACATTGAAAAGATTTTTGCGAACTCACCGAACCGCAGAGCGCATATAAGCACACCGACAAGCACACCGACAAGCGAAAAATCGCATAAGCCCTACACAAAAAGATTGTTGGACGCGTTCAAGCGCAAGCAAGCACGGGGCGCGGGAATAACAATACAAAATTGCATTGACTATGATTTAATGGACTAAACAATCCATTTGCCCCTGCCGACTATGGCGGGGGATTTTTTTTGCCGTTTTGCTTTGACGGCGTGAAATAGATTTTAATGCGGTGTAAAATCACAAGTCAATAACTTGTTCAAGTTTTATGCTATCGTTTAATTTTGCCCTATCTCAACGGCTCAAAATTGATTTTAATATAAAAAGACGCTTGCGTTTTGTGCTTGCGTCTTGTTTTTTTGCCGTTTTGGCGCATTGTGGGCGGTTTCACGGGGATTTAGCTATTATCTTATATATTTATGCTTGTTATGCTTTATATCGTGTTATACGCTCGTGTGTGCGCTTTGATTGTGATGTCCCATTTTTGGTACATAACCATTTTGGCTTTGGGGCAATCGGGGTTTTCCCCTACCCTATTTTTTATTTTCTGCGGTTTCTGCGGTTTCTGCGGTTTCTGCGGTTTCTGCGGTTTCTGCTCACATAAACTTTTTGCACTTGAACACGGCTTGTCGGCTTACATTGTGTTTTCTGGCAATCTCGGAAAGCGACAAATCACCGTTCCGCAAGTCTTGAAGAATAGCATTTGTTTTGCTTTTAACATAGTGCGGTTTTCTGTGACCTGTACGGCAGTAGTTATGCACGGTTGATTTCGACACACCGAAGTTTTCTGCAATCTCATTGACATCGTTGTAGCCGTCTTTGACTGCTTGTTCAATCAACGGCTTTACACTTTTAGTCGGCTTGCGTCTTTGTATATTTTCTGCTTTAATAACACTTTTAATTTCTGCGAGAGTTAGTGGCACTAAAACATATATCTCATTTATACTATACCCTTTTTCATAGTATGATATGATATTCTGTCTTTCTTCATCAGTCATTTTCTGCCTCCGATTTCAATCCTTTGCTTTCTGCGTACTCAATAAATTGCTTTAATATCTTACTTTCTGGTATATGCTCATTTGCACACTTTATCAAAAGCCTTTTTGTTCTCAACGAATATGTTGCAATTATACAAGCGCAATTCCCGTCATTATAGACGCCAATCAAATAATAGATGTGATTTCGTTTCCTATACCACATATCATTGTCTATTTGATAACTCTCATAATGTGTCATTCTTCTACTCCTCCACATAACACCAACTTTGCGGCGGTCTTTCAACCATATATGACGGTCTTTTCCCCATAGGGGTGAAAAACTCGCTCAACTCTTTCGGCTTGTCGTAAATCTCCAAGTTAGATATGTGCCAATCATAGCCCTTTTTGTTCCCAAGATATGCTTTCATCTCATTAAATGACAAGCAATCATCTTCTCCCAAAATTGCAGGATAACCGTGGATATATTGATTTACGCAACCGTTTATATCGCAACTCGGATTTATTTCCGTTATCCAATCACATACAAACTCGCCGATTACTTTGCCGCTAAAAAGCCTATCGTCATAACCGTTGCCTTCATATAGGTCACTATCTAAAAACAACTTGAAAGGTGGATTTGCTTCTCTGTAAAGATAAGGTTTTGCGCTTGTGCAATAAATATAGCACTTGAACGGCACTTCGCATTTGGGTGCGGTCTTGCGCACTTCGATTGTCTTTTCTCCGTTTGCTATTTTCTCAACCCACTTCGGTTGTATTGATATTAAAACTGATTTCATCGTCAACTCTCCTTATCTATTCGTGGTATTAAGATTGTCCCACAATTTATATCGTCATCAAGTTTGCGCCTTTTACACGGTTTTGCTTCTTCATCAAGCCATTCTTTAACTGCATTAAAAGCGTCCCCTTGATTGTTATAAATCTTCTTATTGAATACATACACTATTTGGTACTTCCCCGAGTGCAATTCTTCCGTTGTTTTATAATATTTGCGACATTCAATCAGGTTGCTTGCTATTAGTTCATCTCCTATCATTGACAATATTTGTTCTCTATTCGTCATTGTTCTTTCACCCTTGCCTTTTTACCTGCTTGTTTGCACTCGTTACAACGTTCGGGATAACGGTCAGGTGCGTGTAGTGGCGTTGTATAGCCAAACAGATTGCAAATAGCCAAATCGCTTGAAACATATTTGCAATATTCACAAGTTTTACAATACTTACCGTCTGGCACTTTGACTTCGATTTCAACTCTTATCTTTGCCATTTTGCACCGCCTTAAAAATCTTTCAATTCAGGTTTGGGCGAACCTTGCCTGTAAATGACTATTTTTATCTTCATATCTTGCTCGTCAAAAAACTGTTGGAGTTCATCTACATCAATAGAACCGTCTTCAACCAACAAGAATTTCCACTTTCTTTGCTTTGTGGTATTAGTCTTTTTTCTCATTTTCAATCTCCTTTATAAGATTATTGATTTCACATCTGCAACTACACACAGCAGATACGCCGCAAAGGTCACAATCATCGCCAAGTTCTCTTGAAATAGCATTGAATTTTTCTTTCGCTTTGTTAAGTATATCTATTTGTGCTTGCTTGACTTTCGCTTTCAACTCCCCAATTTCGCGACATTGACTTTTCAAATTTTCCAACGCGCTATTGAGTTCAGTGTTACATTGCCCAAGTGCTGTTCTCAACTGCTCAATCTCGGCTTTGAGTTTGACATTTTCCGCCTCAAACTTTTGTTCTTCTACAAGGAAAGTATCGGCGTGATTTATCACATCTTTCATTTGCATTTTGAGCAGTTCAATCTCGGCTTTATACTCGGACACATCGCCATAGCCTGCATTGACAATATCTCTCGCAATGATGACGGTATCAACCGTTTTTATTACGTTGCCGTGACGTCCTTGTACTTGACCGAGAGTTGTTTCAACACGTTCGTCTATAATTTGCTTAATCGCTTTGATTTGTTCTTGTTCAGTTTTCATTGTTATTCTCCCTTTCACCATTTTCTGCTGTGAGTGCATACAAATCGCCACTTCCTTTGTTCAAGTGTATGCAGGCTTTGACTTCGGCGTCGATAATGTCCCACGCAAACTCTTGCCCTATCTTTTCGTTTGTTTGCATATCGTAAATATCATAGTATTTCATATATACCCCCTTTATTGATTTATAATCTTGCAGACTGTGGATTTTGCATAGTGCATTTTGTCTGCGATTGCTTGCATTGAAAGTCCTTGCTTGCGGAGTGCGATGATTTCTTGCTTTTTGTCCGTTGGCACTTCGTCAAAGCGTGAAACTCTTTCGCCCCTTGCCTTTTTCGCTTGTAAGGCTTGACTTGTTCTATCCGACAGTAAATCTCGCTCGAATTGTGCAAATGCACCCATAATATTGAATACAAGTTGTCCCATTGCGTCAAGACCGTCACCCCCGATTGACAGATTTTCTTTCAAAAACACAACTTTCACTTTCTTCTTGTTCGCAAGATAGTTGGTTGTTTCTATCAAATCTTGCATTGACCTTGCCATACGGCTCATACTTTCAAAATAAACAATATCGCCTTTCTGCAAGTCACCGAGCATTTTTTCAAACTCTGGACGGCTTTGAGCTTTTTTCGTACCGCTTATTTTTTCTTCGTAAAACTTGTCGATATGCAAGTCTTTAAGTGCAAACTCTTGTCTTACAAACTCTTGCTTGTCTTGTGTACTTACTCTCAAATACGCATATTTCATACCAAACCTCCTTGTGCCTTTCGGCTACTGTAAATAATATACAATAGTGCGTTTTGATTGTCAACCATTTTTTATATAGTTTTTTTAGTTGCTAACAAGAAGTTTTTTTGAGCCTTTGCAAGCAGTTGTTCAGGGGTTTCCACTTGTGACACATTGATGTTGACTTCTTCTTTGACTTGCACAAGGTTTTGACCGTCATTTTTGATTTTGCCACGAGTGAGTGCGGAACGGCTATCAATATTGCCTGTTTCGGCAGAAGCATATATAAGACCGTTTATATTATCGTTTATATAATTTGCATATTCTTTAAGGTTATCGTCCGTGCAACTCTCCATAAGGAAATTAAACTTTGCGACAGTGATACGCATATACGAGCAGAACAGTTGCTTTGTGGACGCTACCTCATAAAGACTATACTCCGATATAAACTCCATATAGTATTGATAATATGTTTCAAGGTCAACAACATCTATCATTTCAAACTCACTTTGTGTCATAAGTGGATAGCGAGCAAGTGCGGTGTAAATGTGTTGTGTGAGCATACTACCAAAACGAAGTGGAGTACGCCTATTTGCGTTTGCAATCCATTCTTCTTCTACATTATGATAGTACGGCTCTATAATCTTTATGAGTTCTTTATTGCGTTGTTGCAGGTCTTTATCGAGTTCGTATTTCATATTATACTCTCCTGACTTTTCGTGCATTTTTAGCACACAATGTTCCGTTTTCTCTCTCGGTTTGTGTTGCGTGGCAGTGATAATTGCCTACTCGTTTTGCACAATTTTCACAATACCACATTCCGCCACTTTGGTCGCACGATGTCACTATGCTCCTATTCCACTTTTCAAGGTCAAGTCTTGCTTGTTGCTCTTTCAATGTTTCTTTCTTCATTTTGCTATCTCCTTTATGGTGTTTTCTGTGCGCATAGGCTTTATATTCCTTTCCCAATCAATCGGCTTGCGGTCAATCGGAACAATCGCACCTGTTTCATCAACCCACCGCTCATTGCTATCGCCACACGGCACTGCTTTGATTTTTATCAACTTGTCAACAAACTGTTTCGTCATATCATTTCTCCTCTGCTTGCTCGCACTCTTTGCACCTAATAGGCTTGTAATAGCCAAGTCCATTGCTGTATGTTATCTTCTCTCGTTCAAGGTCTTTGTCGAATAGATTGCAGTGTTTATACCAATCGTAAAATCGGCAATTCCTACAATGGCTATCTTCTCCTATCTCTACCTTAACTATTATACTTGTCATTTTCTGCCTCTCTTTTGATTTGTTCCAACAAACTTGTCGGCACTACGAAATAACCGTCTTTTGCAACGCTATAATGCACGATTTTTGCAATCACATCTTTTGTGACTTGTTCTTTGATGATTTCATACTTTTCGTTTTCATTGCTCATAATACTTAATCTCCTTTTGGGTTTTTATTTTTTCATTAAAGTATGTTTTCAACTCGTGTCCGCATACTTCGTTGTCTAAAATTGCTATCTTGTCGGCAATCGATTTTTCGGTGTTTTCTGCAACAAACTCTTGCCAACACTTTCTCGCACCGTGCTTTGCTATATCGTTGTACCCCTTGCTCCACGCATATATCGCAAAAACCGCATACAACTCATCGACTATCGGCACAAGTTTTTCATAACTCTTTCGCACGCTATATTCGTACTCATAAACCTTTCGGTCTTTTATCTTTTTAATTTCTTCCCAAGTCAACATTTTCGCACCTCGTCAGAACGGAAGTTTCCCGTCAAGATAGTCATCTTCTACTTCGCCAATATCCACCATATCATCAAACACACTCTTTTGTTTTTCGACTTGGTGGAATATTTTGTCGGCTTCGTTTTGTGTGATTTTTGGTGCTTGTTTATATGTTTTTGTTTCGCTATCATATACAAGTCCTACAAGCCCATTTCTATTGCCCTTTGTCTTTAATACTTCTATAACATTATCACACTTATTTATATCAAATCCGTTTTTGGCAAGGTCTTGTTTGAAGCGGTCGTACTCTTTGTTTTCGGGTGAGAGCATATCAATACGATATTGTGCCAACACGTTGTATGCCTTATTAGAGATGTTCTGTGAGCCTGCCACGTCCTGAATATCAATCCTAAAACCACGCTCGGCAATTTTCCTTTGGTGCGCTACCAACAATACAATGACTTTATAGTTAAGTGCGAATGTGCGGATTTTCTCGGTTATCGCAGTTTGTTCGGCAAAGACATTGCTTGATATGTTGTCGATTGAGATAAGGTTGTCTATCAAGAAAAAGCGTGCGCCTTGTTCCTTATAACAAGCAGTCATACTTGCAATAAGGCTATCAATATCTCTCGGAGCTTTGTTGCTATAAATAAACAACTTTCCGTCAAACTTATTGTGTATCGTCTTTTCTCGGCTTTCGGTTATATACCAATCAACAATATTCGTTTCTTCGCCCTTGTAGTTTCTATATCCGATAGGTTGATAATCTTTCTTTTGTGAGTTTTGGTGATATATCAACTGTAAGAAACTTTGTGCGGTATGCTCACCTGCGAACGTCCAAACTTTATATCCTTGCTCTACGGCACGAGCTAATATCCCTTGACAAAATGTACTCTTACCACTGTTTGTGTTTGCAACCAACAAAGTCACACCAACTTCCAACCCCTTAATGTCATAGTCCAAGTCCGTAAAGCCTGTTAGTATTCTCTCAATGCTTTTACGCTCGTATGGTATTTCATTTATACTATAATACTTTTCCATTATCTTCTTTTCCCTTTCTTATAGTGCGGACTATCTTGCACATTGTCATTCAACCAAGTTGACATATACGGCATATATTCTTGCTCTCTACCCTTGTTGTCATTTTCTGCTTTCCATATATCAAGTTGTTTTTGTAGATTGATGTAAATGTAGTTCGCAAGTTTTCTCGCACTCTCTTGTTCAAGTCCACATAGCTTGTGTTCGTATGTCTTTCTTGCTTGTTCCTTACTTACTTTGCGCGGATAAATGGCATAAGTCTTGTCAAAATACTCATTTATCGTTTCTAATGATACCATATTACTATTACTATCTTTCTTATTACCTGTACAAGTATTCGTTCCTATTTCAGTATTAGTATTAGATATAGTATTAGTATTAGTATTAGTATTAGTGGGGTATCCATACCCTATTGATACCCTATCCATACCGTATCTATACCCTATCTTATTTATGCGTTCCTGCACCAAGTTTTTGATGTTTTCAGACTTTATCGTTTCTTTGCTATTAAAGACACTTTGAAGCAGTTTTTCGCTCGTATTCCAGTTCCACTTGTACCAATTGAGTATAAGTAGTTCCTTTGTATCTCTATCTACTACTATAAGTTTATAATTGTTTTCAAATCTATATACAAGGTTTTCAATGGTATCTTTATGCAAACCCATATCTCTACCTATAATTGCAGGTGCATACTTCATAACACCGCAAATACTCCCGTGTGGGTTAGTGAGCAAGTAAAGCCAAAAATACTTATCATCACTTGTAAAATCTTCGACTATTTGTTCATTGTTCCACAACTCTGTATCTATCAATCTTTTCGGCATATCTTATAATTAAAACCCCCAATCTTGACTTAAAGTAGCAAACAGTCTTGATTGAGGGTTGATGTCCTCGTACTATTCAGTTTTCTCGTGTTATCGTTGCTACTCAATAATACGAGGTCTGTAATTATACTATCACACTATTTTTCAAGTGTCAATAGGTTTTAGATGTTTATTCAATGTCATCAATGCTAAATTGATTTTCATCGACTTCTTGTTTGCCATATACCCACCAGTCAAAAACATCTTGTCCGTTTTTCCAACCGAGTTTGCTTTTATTTGGCATATTATCTAACATTCTATCAAAAGTTTTCACATAGGCTTCGGCAAACTTTGGATAGTCTTTAATATCTTGTTCTTTTTCCGATAATCTCGCCATAGGACAAAGAATACAACCAAGTCTTGTTTTTGTACCACCACACATTTTATAGAGCGGATTTTGTTGGATATTTTCACATTTTGAAAACTCCCATACATCTTCTTCTGTCCAATCAAGGATAGGATTTATAAGTGTTTTTTGTGTACGATAACATTGTTCAATCGTTCTTCGATGTTCATCGTTATCGAGATTAAGAATTGTTGCCCCCGATTTTGTTAGTATTTTTGCTTCTGCTCCTTGCTTTGCTCTACGCACGCTTTCAGCCTTTCTTACACCCGTGACACATATTCTTCCCTTGCCCCCACCCTCTTTGAGTTCGGCACAACAATATCTACACAATCGAGTAGGAGGTAAGTGTTTTTTGACAATCAAGTTCCACATTGTCTTTTGCTTACCGTCCGCATATCGTGCCTTGTCAACAATCACGTCATCATCATCAAGGATTTCACGGACAACTGACGGAATATCTACCGTTGTAAGATTATAGTGTAGTTCGTGTGGCACTCCCGACATTTCCATAAGTCTGCGGATAACCTTGCTGTCTTTCCCGCCCGAATAACACACATAAAGCGGTTCGGGTGACAATGCACCAAGTTGTATGCGCTTAATCGCTTGCTCTACTTTGTCGATTTTCCCGTCAATAGTATATTCTATAAGGCTCATTGTTTAATTCTCCTTGTCTATATCTATTATTCTTCTTTTCCTTGTCTTTTTGAGTTCAGGCAAGCAATCATAGCCGAAAGTCACTTCGTAATGTATCTCGTAGTTTTTGAGATAATCTGCGTCACAAATATCGGATATGAATTGTGCCTTTTCTTCTCGCAGTGCCTTTACTGCATTGTCAAAATGCTTTTCGTATTCTTTAATCCTATCGTTTTTCACAATCTCACTCTCCTACATATTCTATTTCTTCTATGTTAAAATATAGAAAATTATAATCTTGTCTATTTACACATTCACCGCAATCTTCTAAAAAACAATCGGGAGTTTTGCCGTCAATCTTATAGTCATTGCAATAGCAATTATCGCATATAATTTCTTGCTTTGATTTCTCACGGCTAATTTCTTCTAACTCTTTCACACGGCGTTCTGCAATCTCACGAGTTTTGCACACTTCAAGATTATGAAATACGCCTAAATCGTCAATTTCGTCACTATAAGTTATCACATAACAAGTTTTCATATCTATTCTCCTTTATTATAACATTTGCTTGAATATTGCCATAAGCACATCAACCACAATACTGTCGCCAAAACAGTGGAACATTGATGAGTTGCTTTGATTGACCGACATTTTGTCTATGTCATCATCACGCACCCCCATAAGCCGTCCGCACTCTTTCGGTGTCAACTTGCGAATACGATAGTTTTCAACTATTCTATTGTTATGCTTCGGACTACTTCCGTCAGTTGTTAGAGTGCCAACAGTTCCGTCTTGTCGCACATAGCCGTTTTGCTCATCTAATGCCATAGGCTCATCAATTACAAGTATTGCCGTTTTGAACCCCTCTGGGCGCGTTGTCACAGTTGGTGATATTCCGCTATCATTTACTTTCTTGTTAAACGCGTCAATTGTATCACCTACTTCGCACTCGTTTTCTTGTGTAGTTTCAAATGCTTGCTCGAAAAACCGATTTCGCTCTACTATTTTTGTTTCAAGGTTTCCGCCTCTACAAGTGTGTTGAGTTGGTACTAATCCATTTGTGTCATATACTCTGCGTGCTATATCGTGCATTTTTTCGTATTTCTCGCCACCAAGCATACCGACACACTCGCATATCTTCCAATGCTCAAACGGCACTCCGAGATATTTCAACGCAAGGGATTGACTACCATATCCCGCAAACAATTCAATCAATCGTATTGGCTTTGTGATTTTCAACGGTGTATCGCCGTCAAATAGTGATATTTGTGTCATTCTTTTATCTCCAAGTCTATATCATTTTTTTCGGCAAACGCTTTGAGAGTTTGCGCCGTGCTATTTATAAGCAATATCGTAAGTAGTTCCATTATGTCGGAGTGTCTATTTAGCACATCGAGCGAGAGTTTTATTCCAAAAGGTGCTAAAAGTGCAGTTCCGATATAACATACAATAGGAGTATAAATCAATACTGTCATAAAGTTTAATATTATACCGATTACGGCAGGTGCGATTACGGCAAAAAATATCCCGACTATCTTGATTGCACATTTTGCTGTTTCTTTGTTAATCTTGCGATTAAACTCGTTGATGTTATCTTCAATTTCCGACCTAAGCTCATTAAAAAGTTGTTCGATATTGTTAATCATAGTTTCTCCCATATATATTGCCTTATTGCATTGTTGAGTTCTTCTTCACTAAAAAGCAATGACCGACTATCGCCGTTTTTCAATACGCTACCCCAAATGCACTTGTCGCTTTTCAAAAAAGATATAAAGTCATTTAGTTCTTCATATACTGTGTTTTCCATTTTATACCCCCATAGCAAGTTCTCGTTCTTGTTTCTTTTGCAAGTAATACTCTCGTCTGTCACGGTGTTTTAGTTTCGTTTTCTCTACTAAACACTTTTCTCCCGATAGACACTTGTTTACGAACGGACACTTTTCACATTCGCCAAGTTCTGGCAGATAAACACTTTCCACCGATATTGTGTACTTTGAATAGTCCATAGCAACTGAAACGCCCCGACTTTGCTTATAGTGGAAAACAGCATTGTCGAGG